TCAGATTTTAAAGGGATTAATAAGGGGGAATTGGTTAAAAATTTAAAAAAATACAGAAATTTTACTGACGAAGAAGAACTTTCCGATTTAGAGTTAATTAAAAGTTACTTAGATTTATGTAAATTTTATCCCGTTTCATTTGGGACAGGAGCTGAGGCAAATCCTGAGGAGGAGAAAGTTAAAGCGTTAGATGAATTTGTTAATTTTATTAAGGGACTTTCTCACAAGTTAAACAAAAAAGCGTACCTTAAAAACAATGTGAGGAACTTCTTTTTACCAACGATTGGATTTTCTGATGACGATTTAAAAAATGTGGAAACAATTAAGAAACATTTTGAGAATAAGCCTGATAATATAGTTCAACCATATTTAACAGCTGGAGGCAAAAAAATTAAATATTAAAATAAATTAAAAAACTAGAATTAAATAACTAGTAATAAATAACTAGTAATAATTAATTCTAGTAAAGAATAATAAAATAAAAAAACAAAGTAAATACGAAAATTATTAATTTTAAAGTATTTATTAGTATAAATAAAAAAAAATAACTAAAAAAAAATATTATGGCTGATTTACTGATGAAAATGCCGATACCGTATGAACCAAAAAGGATGAACCGATTCATTCTTAGGTTTCCATCCACCTTAGGTATTAACGAATGGTTCGTAGAGTCTACTTCTAGACCAAAAATAAAAATTGGTTCAACTGAGATTCAATTTTTGAATACATCAACATATGTTGCTGGTAGATTCACTTGGGACCCTATTAACGTTAAATTCCGTGACCCTATTGGACCGTCTGCGGCTCAAGCTCTTATGGAGTGGGTTCGTTTACACGCTGAGTCAGTTACAGGACGTATGGGTTATGCTGCGGGGTATAAGAAAAATATCGACTTAGAAATGTTAGACCCAACTGGTGTTGTTGTTGAGAAATGGATTTTAGAAGGAACTTTCTTAACTGACGTAAACTTTGGGGAGTTAGGATACTCTCAAGATGGTCTTGCAACAATCAGTGCATCTTTAAGAATGGATAGATGTATATTAGTTTATTGATTTTTACTATTGATAAAAAAAATACTTTAACTATATTTAACCGTAGGGACACTATAAAATCTCTACGGTTAATTTTTTTTATATGGATACATCATCACAATATGGACAACAGAACTTTTCATTACCACACGATGTGGTAAAACTACCTTCAAATGGGGTTTTTTATAAATCAAAAAAGAAATCTATCAAAGTAGGTTATCTTACAGCTGCGGACGAAAATTTGCTAATGGCTGGAGGTGATTACGGTAAAGATGGGTTAATTATGACATTATTACGTAATAAAATTTACGAACCTGAAATTAAACCAGATGAATTACTTCAAGGAGATATTCAAGCGATATTAATATTTTTAAGAAACACCGCTTTTGGACCTGAATATTCATTTAATGTTTCTGACCCTGAAACAGGTAAACAGTTTGAAACAACTATTTTACTTGACGAATTACATATTAAAGAATGTAAAGTTGCACCTAATGAAGATGGTACTTTTTCTACAACATTACCAAAATCTAATTTAAATGTTAAATTAAAACCTTTATCTTTTGGTGAATTAAATGAGTTAGACAATCAAGCGGAATCGTACCCAACGGGTAGAATTGCTCCTAAAGCGACTTGGAAATTATCAAAAATGATTGTTGATATTGAAGGTAATTCTGATAGGGGTTATATTTCACAAACAATTGATTCACTACCAATATCTGACGCTAAATACATTAGAAAATTCGTTGATGAGAATGAACCTACGTTAGACTTAACCAAAAAAGTAATCGCCCCATCAGGAAAAGAGACATATGTGAATATAGTCTTTGGGGTTGAGTTTTTTCGCGCTTTCTTCTAGTTATAGAGAAACCCAATCTTGGGAATATTATGTCTGTAGTAAACACATAGGAGTGTCTTACACGGACTTTCTTCAAATGCCTGTATACTTAAGACGTTATTTAATAGACCAATTAGTTAAAGAAAACACGCCTGAAAAGTAATTAATGGGTATTTATAGTATAAAACAGTTTTATAATGTTAGAAAAAAAATCTACTGATTCAAGTGTTACAGAATCTAAAGGAGTTCCGGTTACCGAACCTTTTGACCTTATGAAAACTCTTGACGAAATTGCGTCTCTTCAAAAAGTGGCGCAGAGTAATATTGATTTTACGGGTGATGCTCTTGAGATATTGAAAAATAGTATAAATACTATGGAAACTGCTGCAACAAAACTTGCACTTGGTTTTGGTGGTATGAGAGGTTTAACCGCATCTATTAAACAAAATATGGAGGGTGCGGCTGCTAGTGTTATCGAACTTGGTGGTTCATTAGAAGACGTTGCTGCAATACAAGAAGGTGTTGTCAAATCATTACAAACTCAAACAATTTTAAATAAAGAAGCATATGCTGATTTGTATGCTGTAGGTAATTTAGTAGGTGATGGGTCTAAGGTGACTGCGGAAAGTACTAAAAAAATGGTTGAAGGTTTTATGAATGCCGGATATGGTCTATATGATGTCTCTAACCAAGTTTTAGGAATAATTAATAAATCAAGAGAATTAGGGGTTACTACCGCTGCAGTATATGGTCAGATTAGTGCAAATATTGGAAAATTAGCGTTATATAATTTTGAAAATGGAGTTCAGGGTATGGCTCAAATGGCTGCGAAGGCTGCGAGTTTAAGAATTGATATGAAATCAACTCTTGATTTTGCGGAGAAACTATTTGACCCTGAAAACGCGATTGAAACCGCGGCGGCAATGCAAAGACTTGGAGTTAATGTTGCATCATTACTTGACCCGTATAAATTGATGGATATGGGAAGAAACGACCCTGCCAAATTACAAGAAGAAATTTTAAAAGCTGCTCAAGCGTTGACATATTTTGATGAAAAAAATGACAAAATGGCGATACTTCCTGGTGCTCAACAAACACTTAGAGAAATGGCGAAAGCTTTCGGTATGAATGCTGACGAGTTAGCTAAGATGGCGTTAAATGCTGGTGATTTAGATAGAAAATTACGAGAGATTAAATTTTCTCCTGATTTTGCGGGTGATGAACAGGCTAGAACTATGATTGCCAATATGGCTCAACTTAAAGATGGGAAATATGTTGTTACGTTTGATGAGATGAATAAAGAAACGGGACAAATTGAAAGTGTAACTAAAGAAGTTTCTCAATTAACTAAAGATAATAAAGAGGCTTTAGTTAAGATGAATGAACCAGCTAAAAGTGCAATAGAGTTACAAAAGGAGGCTAACAATACATTAACTAATATTAACAACTCGATTAAGGCTTTAAAGGGTGTTGTACCAAGACGACTTGCGGCGTCTCCATTATTAGATAAGGGTATGAAAAAAGTGGGAAATATTGTGTCGCCGTTAGTTGAGGGTGCTGGAGGTGCGGCGGGTTTTACAAGAGACAAATCAGGACGTTTAAATACTGACAAAACTGGTAAAAAAATAGATGCCGCGACTAACAATATTGTTGAAATGCTTTCAGACTTGGCTACGGGTAAAAGGAATATTTATCAAGTAGGTGCCGATTTAAAAAAAGATTTACAAAATGTTATTAATCTAAAAGAAACTGCAAAAGGTTTTGATGATGCTGCGAATAGAAAAAGGGATGAATTAATAAATAAAGGAGAAACCGTGGGACCTAAATATGATGTTCTCGGTTTTTTAGAAAAATATGGTAAAGTTAAAAATGATTCTAAAGGTGTAACACCTAATAATGTTAGTCCCGTATCAACAAGTGTAACTCCAAGTCAACTAAATAGGGATAAATTAATTAATTCGGGGTATCAAAACAATAATCCATCATATTCAAACAATATTAACGAATTTAAATCAACAATTGATATTCATCTTAAGGTTGACCCTGCTGATTTGCAAGCAACAGTTATGAATTATATAAGAGCAGAAGAATTTAAAAAATTAGTTTCCAAACAGATTGCGAATAATCATAGTGAAAATATGGCGATAAGAGGTAACACACCAAAGGCTAAAATTAATATTTTAGAATAAGTTTCATAAAATTAATTATAAATCTATTTATAAATAAAAATATAAATGCCAAGTCAATTAACATTTCCATCTACCGCAGGTTTTAGAAACGCACTTCTTGGAAGAAACTTATCTCCATATACGGTTCCTGGAGTTTATACCCCAACAACCGCAGCAAATATTGTTCGTGAAACGGTATTAAGAGACGATGTTGTTCAAGATTCGCCTGATACGTTAATAACATTAGACCCATTTGCGGATTTATTATATCCGTTAAATCCTTACGGACCAAATGGAGGTTATAATAAAACTATTAATGTAGGAGGATTGGCTAACACCAAATCTAATTTAGGGCCATATGATTTTACGGATGCTAAGTTACCCCAACAAAGTCTTCAATATGAGTTAATAATACCAACACAAAATAAGTATAGTTCAAGTATACCCATACAACTTACAACTATAAATAATATACAATCGGTACCGACATTTGCTCAATATTATGAACCATTAAACTTTGTACCTTCAACATATACTCCGTATCAGATATATTTACAAGATAATCCAACGGGTGATAATGGTAGTTTATCTCAAGACTCTCAGTTGGCTCAGATTGGTTCTTTAAAACTTAAAACAGAACTTAAGGCTAGAGTTGAGAGAGAAATATTAAGAAATACTATAGGACGTGTTAATTTACAAAATGCGGTAAGTGACCCAGTATTTGCATTACAACTATTACAAGGTAACGCTCCGTTAATTGAAAGAAATTGGCAAATTACAAGACCCGCTAACTTTGTCTTTAGGGCTGCGGATTTCGCGGCAAGATTGGCGGGATTTAATTTTCCGGGTTCAGTAATACCTGGTGATTATTTTACAACCGATGAACAGAACTTAAGTTCGTTTGGACAAATTTCTGGGGCTTTTAATGGTGGAAAAGACCCAAGAGGAGGTACTTTGGGAAATCTATTTGGTAATCTCTTGTCTCAGAAATCACCATCTCAGTTATTTTTAGATAATACAGGAGGAGGACAAAAATCCCAATTATATTTTAATTTAAGATTTAATAGGTATTCTCCCGACTATGATAAGGGTGTTATTGGTGAAATATTGGACGGTGCTACAAAAATCATCAATGATATTTTAGATAATCCAACTAAAGGGGGATATTATGTAGGTAGTAAAAAAAGTGATGCGTCAAGAATCGATGGTCCGGCAGGAGAAATACCTGTTAATCCTTTTAATCAAGAAGTTCAGTCAATTGTTTATGGACCTGATAAACTTGCGAAAGATTTTGAGGGTGAAGATTTAAAATTCAAATTTGGATTAGCTGGTAGAGGTTTATATGATGATGGGGGTTTAGATGGGGGTTTAGTTTGGACATCGCCAAAATATAACAATCCTGGATATAAAGCAACCATTGGAGGTGACCAAGGTTCTCAAGACCCTGAATATAACTTAGTTAAATCAAGATTAGAACAAGATTTATCTCAAGGATATGACTTTAAACAAAGTTCTATACTAGACCAAACGCAGAGGTTATTAGATTCAACACCAAATGGTGGTAAAAGATTATCACACGTTGGTAATGCTATTAATCAATTAAGTAAGGTGTTTAATGATGGGTATAAAGAGATTACTAAAGGTTCTAAGGTTATATCATATACTAATCGAAACGGTGTTGAAGTTGGTAATGAATATTGTAGAGTGTTTACTAAAGATACTCCGTATTATACTTTTGCTGATTTACAAAAAACGGATGGTAATATTAGGAAGTTTACTTATTCAGTTTTGGATAGTACTTACAATCTTAATATTGCACCTCTTAAAAATCCTGGCTCAACCAATATTGTTAATAATCAAGTTAAAAAATATATGTTTTCTATTGAAAACTTAGCTTGGAGAACATCGAATAGAGCCGGTTTAAGAGTTGATGATTTACCTGACTGTGAAAAGGGTCCTAATGGAGGTAGAGTTATGTGGTTTCCTCCTTATGACTTAAGTTTTAACGAGCAAATAACACCTCACTTTACAGATACTAATTTTTTAGGTAGACCTGAACCAATTTATACATATCAAAATACTAAAAGAACGGGTACTTTAAGTTGGAAGATTGTTGTTGACCACCCCTCAATTTTAAATGTTATAGTTGAAAAAGAACTTAAAAATGAAAGAACGGTTCAAAGAGTTAATCAAATTGTTGATTCATTTTTTGCTGGATGTAAAAAATACGATATCTATGAATTAGCGAGAAAATATAATATGTTATCATCTGCAGAAATAAATGATATTCAAACATTAATTACTGGAGGAGGAGGTTCAACTTACGATGATTGGGAAAGTGTTAAATATGAAGTATCAGCTCCAAATAATGCACCTCCGGCAGTTAGTCCAACCCCATCATTGAAACAATATGAGGGATATGGTTATTATTTTGATAATGATATTCCTAATCCAAATTCAAATAGTACAACAAGTGAGACAGATTGGTTATCAACATATAATACATATACGAGTGCATCAAGAGTGAGTGGTTATGTTGCGGTTGCTAAAACACAAGTAGATAAAGAAAAAGTTAAGGGATTTTTTGATAATGTTATTATTTCTAATTACACTCAGAATTTAGAGTTAATTAAAGAAATAGAAGCAATTTTCACTAATAACAAAAATCCAGATGGTAGTACAAATGCAACTATTACTATAACATTGAGAGGAAGTGCGTCCCCGTCAAATAATGATTCTTATAATCTGAATTTAATTAAAAGAAGGATTGATTCTGTTACGCAGTATTTTAAAAAAACAACTTTGTCTCAATATATTATTGCTGACAAACCAAATTTAATAATTAAAGATGGTTCTAGTGGATTGTTATCGGGAGTTACTCCTAAAATGACTAATGGTAGTTCAGGAAACTATAATTGTACGGAAGATATTGTAGATAATAATAATAAGGTAACTAAGGACTCGCAAACATTTAGTCCCAATGCAATGGCTTGTAGAACGGTTCTTATTGCGGATATTAATATTAGTATTGATAAAAAGGGTGATAAACCGAATGGTGATGCAACAAATAACAATATAACTAACCCCCCAATTCAAGGGGCTAAACCTAAACCCCCAACACCTCCGACGGTTACGGTTACTCAAAAAATTAAAGACGGTGTTAGTAAAAAAATATTAAGAAAATTATTATCTGAATGTGATTATTTCCAATTAGTTAATGAAAGTAATCCTATGTTTTATGATACTATTAAAGAACAAATTAAATATTTTAGTCCGGCATTTCACGCAATAACTCCTGAAGGACTTAATTCACGTTTAACGTTCTTACAACAATGTACAAGACCTGGGGATACAATTCCTATCATTGATGCGGACGGTAGACCAAAATATAATAGTGCTATTAACACAAGTTTTGGGGCTCCACCGGTATTGGTGTTAAGAGTTGGGGATTTTTATAATACTAAAATTATACCAACATCAATTAATGTTGTATACGACCCTTTAATTCTTGATTTAAATCCTGAAGGTATTGGAGTTCAACCAATGATTGCTAAGATAACGATGAATTTTAATTTTGTTGGAGGTTCAGGTTTAAAACAACCAATTGATACGTTACAAAATGCGTTATCGTTTAATTACTTTGCAAATACTGAAATGTACGACGAAAGAGCTGAGTTTACGGATGATTCATTTAAGAAAATAGATGAGGAATTAGTTAAATCGATATTAGATAGTCCACCTACAGTTGGAGTTGATAACGTTGATAATAATATTCCAAATGAAGGTGGAGACACTATTGGTGTTATTATTAATAAATCAACAAATAGTGATGAATCGACTGGTGGTACGACTAGTGGAGCAACTAGTGGTACGACATCATTCACAAAGATAATGGATTCGTTACACACCACAGGACAAGATTATATAACATCTGTCGTGAATAAAACGGAACAAGTTATTACCGATTATAATAAACCTATTTTGGATTTATTATTTTCCGAAAGAGATTATGCTAAAGGAAATACAAGACAATTTGACACTGCGGCTAAAGAATTGTTAATTGTTGGTAAACCTCAAGCAGTTGAGGATAGACTTAAGGCATTGTTTGATTTGGTTATTGATGATATTGACTTTGTTAATGATAAGAATGATAGTGGGTTCCATTTTATTAGACAGTTATATGAACAAAGATACAAAAAAAATACAATTAAAATTGTAAAAACAAATTTAATTAATGAAGTTAAAAAAGTTCAAAGTGGTATAAGTTCATCATTAACTTCGGTAATTCAAGAATTGACAACTAACCAACAAAATTTAACTAAAATATTTGCTAAGTTAGATAATGTTGATACTAAAACTGATGGTTTTATTAAGACGGACCAATCAGTTACTGCGTATAATTTAACAGCAACTACTGAAGTTCAAACAGGTTCGGCACAATTAAATACATATGATGAATTAACATTTGACTACAATTCTGCAGTTGATTTGTTATCTTCATTCTACAATGAGTTTAAGTTGGCGGGTTTTATTGATAATAAATTTGACCCAGAAAAAATAACATTAAAAAACAACCGAGGATTTGATGCCGCGTGTTGTGGAGAAGCTGAAAAAAGTTTTTACGCCGTTATGAGTAAAGTTCTTATTAATGCAAATACTTATTCGTCATTTAAGTCTGCGGTTATAACCAAAGACATAGAAGGGGAAACTGCGGGTGGAGCGACATTATTGGATTTTTTTACGACTATGTTTGATATTAGAAGAGATGATTATGTTAGTGAACACGATGCTGAAGTGTTAGAATTTAATAACTTTAAAAAAGGTGAAAAATATAATAAATTTATAAAGTGGGACCCATATAGTCTTGGTAAAATAAGAAAATTCGAATTTTCAGATTATGTTGAGGCGACACCAACCCAAACAGAGAGATTCCAAAATTTATATAAAAATGGGAACTCTAATGAGGATAAAGCGACGTTTAATGGAAAAAACAAATTTAACTAATGAGTGATTTATATTTCAATAGGTATAATAATTTTCTAATAAACGGAGAACAAACGGTTGTTCCTTTTGTTAAAATACCTCCAAAATCGTCTGACAAAAGATTTTTTTATAAAATAGGTGTTAGTAGATTGGATAAGATTAGTCAAGAGTATTACGGAACACCATTTTTTGGTTGGTTAATATTAGCGGCAAATCCTACTTATGGTGGATTAGAATGGAACATACCGGACGATGGATTAGTAACAGTACCATTTCCATTGGTCGCTTCAGTACAAGATTATGAGGCGGAGTTAAATAATTATTTCTTCTATTATGGTAGGTAATAACGAAAATATTTTAGTTGAGTTTGATTATCAAAACATTGTTTTGGTTGACCCAAATAAAACAATAGATAGTGACGGTAATGTTAAAGAAAGACTTTTAAAGCATGAAAACTTAACGTATTATGCGAATTTAGAATGTTCTTTATTACCAAGAACTAGATTATCTCAAAATTCTAATGGTAATCTTGATATTAAAACAATATCAATTGCCAAGGTCGATTTTTTAAAACCTGGTAACAAATCATTTTTAACTAATCACTATCTTGATGAATTAACGGGGTTAGGTTCGACTAAAGGGGACGGTATTAATCAAAATATTGAAAAACGAAATACTGTTACTAAAAAAAATGAGGTTACTAAAGAGGATGAGACTACATATTATTACACTCAATCTACTGGGAAAAATATTGATACTGAATTATTAGGTATCACATCAATTGATATTGATACTAACTTAAGTTTATTTCCTGAGGTGACTATTGAGATGGTTGATGTTAGAGGTAGAGCTTTGTTTGAAAAAGGTGAGAACTCACCATATTCCGTATTCTTCAATTATCCTTATCCATTATTCTTTTTAACCATTAAAGGTTATTTGGGTAAAGCGGTAAAATATCAATTAGCTTTAAGAACGTTTAATGCGAGATTTGATTCTGGCAATGGTAATTTTAGAATTACTGTTAAATTTTATGCCTATAAGTTCAATGTGTTATCAAATGTATTAATGAAACACGTTACTGCGGTACCTTATATGTATCACACTAAATTTCAAACTACGACGACAAGTCCTGCGGGAACAACATCTGCCAATAATACTAATAATGGTAGTGGTAAAACTGATGTGGTTACTAAAGATATAACTAAAGGTTATCAAAAAATTAAAGAGGTGTATTCTGAATATAAGAATGATGGATTAATTGATTCTGATTTTCCTGAAATTACTTTATTAGATTTACTTAAAAGATTAGAACAACTTGAAACTTATATTACTGATACATTTAATAAAGCGGATTTACAACCTTTAACCGATGGTGATAACTATCGAGTAAATTTACAGGAGTTATCTAAAAATGTTTACTATTATAAAAATGAATCTTGGTTTGCTAGATATTTGGATACAAAAAAATTCTATATAAGTAATAATGGAAATAGAATCTATACGTTTAGAACAGAAATTAAAAACAAAAATGCGGCGATAAGTGAGTTAGAATCTATTTTTAATACTTGGAATAAATTGTTAGACGAAAATCCTACGTTTGGTAAGAATGGTAGTTATACATTAGCTGGTAACAAATCAACATCGGCAATTAGTAACAAACTAACTCCTCAATTAATTTATGTTGACCCATCTAAAGAAACTATAAACTATGACCAAACTTATTATGAAAGAACTAAAAAAACGGATAAAAATTCTGATGAATATAGGAAATTTGTAAGTGATTTACAACCAATTCTTAATTCGGTTAGTATTGACGAAAATAATAAGATAACCTACCAATGGTTTATGTTTGAGGGAGAGGGTTCGTTTGAATCTCAAATTCAAATTATGTTAAATAATCTTAGTACCGAAATTGAGAAGATTAAAGCCGAAATGGGTAAGATATTATCTAGTAGATTACAAGATAAATCAAAATTAGGATTTAAACCTACAATTAAAAATGTTATAGCAGTTTTATTAGCGAGTGCTGAAGGATTTTTAAGATTAATGGATGATGTTCACGTACAGGCGTGGGACCAAAGAGAACAAAAATATCGTGTACAAGCAATTCTATCTAATGATAAAAGTGCTGAGGGTACTGATACTAAAGATTCGGTTAGTAAATCGAATGGTAATATAATACCTGTATACCCTTGGCCTCAATATTTCTTAGAGACTAATGATGAAAAGGGTGAAAAGTTTGTATTAACATACCCCGGCGACCCAAAAGTTATTGGAAAAACAAAGGCGTATCTATATAATGTGTGGCCTGAAGTCGAGTTTGTTGAAGAGTTCTTGAAAGGAGTTACTCAGATTAATAATCCATCATCTTTAAATGATTCGGAAAATGAGGCTCAAGATATCAATCGTGTATCTATAAACTCAATAGATTTCCCAACTACAAATGTTTTATTTTCAGGTAAACAAGAGTCTAAATTTATTTATGAAATTTGGGAAAGAGTTTTCTTAGCTGCTAACTATCAAAAATGGATGAGACCCGGTGCAAAAGATTCACAAATCCCGGATGTTATTGCGGAGGCTGAGTTTATTAACATTAAAGAATCTTTAGGTGTTGATAATCCTTATTTAATTCAAAAGTTAAAACAATTTAATTTAACGTCGGCAAATATTATTTCAACTTTATCTCACATTTCTAATAATGGTATTGGTGAAAGTTGGCAAAAATATATTCGTGATGAATTTGTTACAAAATATATAGAACAAGAAGTTAAAAATAGTTTTATAATATTTGATAAAAGTATTTTAACACCTGGAGTTAATGTGGTTAAACCAGAACCGTCTAATTTGTCATATGTTGAAAAATATTTACAAGGAACTATCAGTAATGAAACTGATTTTACTGATACTTTTCCGTTTAATTTGGATAAATGGGGTAAATCTAATTTAGCTGACGGGGCGTCAACAAATAAGTTTAATAGTTACAATACTTCTAAAGTTTATGTGTTGAATGATGATAAAAAAATGGTTGCAAATTTTACACCTAAAACAAGTAAACAAGAAAAAAGACCAATTACGAACTTTAATTTTTATAACTTAAATATTAGTAACCCAACCCCAACGTTAGTGGGTGATTTAGATACGTTTTATTCTACAAGAAAAAACAATAATCAGTTAATAACTGAGGGTAATTTGGTATATAGACCAACAACGGTTACTGTTAATAATGGAGTACAAACAACATCAATGTTGAATACTCCGTATTTTGTCAATGCGATGCAAGACGGAGTTCAAAGATGGGTGACAGGTAATACCTATCCATATGTTTCCGCGTCATTTTTATTTTTAAATAGTTTACCATTAGCAACTCTAAGAGAAAAATATAAAACTTATAATGGAGGAGCAACAACTGATTTAGATTATATATTCGCCACTCTTAAAAAGTTTGGGGCTTTACATAGAGTACCTTACGCTTGGGTTTTAAAATACGGTTCAATTTGGCATCGTTATAAAGTATGGAATGAAAGTGGTGTTGATATTTTAACTAATGTTTGTACTGATTTTGATGCGAAAAAAAACTTTGACCCAATAACTAACGCTTCGTCTAAAGTTTATAATTTAACGATTAAAAATTCTGCTCAAACAGTAACGTTACAAAATACTACTATTGTTGGTACAGATACAAATACTGAAATGAATCTTGGATTTTATCCTAAAGTGATTAATGATTTTAATATTTTCTATAAAGGTATTGACTTATTTTCGGCGTACACGGATACCGATATTCAAAACAAACTGAATGCGGATGAATTTAGTATGACGTTAAACGATAGTTCTATTATAAGTAAAAATCTTGGGTATGACGTTAATGATGTTACTAACACTTTAACTGTAAAACCTTGGAGTGTTGTAATTAATGATAAAAAAACTGATAAAAATTTTATTGTACCTTCTTTTGGTAGTAATATTAATCAAGTTTCTGCGGAATGTTTTGGTGCTGACGGGAAATTAAAACGTTCCGTTAGATTTAGTTCTCCAGTATTTAACGGTTCAGTTAGAGGATTTTGGGCGTTACCTAATTATGGGTATTATGATAATGTACAAGTGGATATCCCGACACCATATGAATATATGAAAATAATTCAAAGCGGTAGTTCACAACAAGAATCATTCTCAATTAGAGCAGCATCGGTAAGTACTCAATATAATAATGGATATACGAGTATTGAAGAAAGTTTAACGACTTTTAATAAAGAAATATTAGATTTAATGGAAGAGGAATTTTTAAATTTCTCCAAATCAATGTATGAATATGAAACTATTCAAAAAGGTTCATTAGTGACAACAACAGTTAAAATTGATAAGTTATATTTAGAAAATGACGGGATTTATAAAAATTTTCAATTATTAATGAGAGAATTAATGTCGGTTAGTAAAACAACCGCAAGTAATTCAGAATCATTAACAACGGAGATACAGAATAAACAATTAGCTAATGTAGTCTCTACATTACAAAACTTTTTAGAATTTGATGTTGTCTTGAAATATGGTAACCCATCAAACTATAGTAGAAGGTTATTTGATAGTTATGGTACTGTAAACTTTATTGAGGATAAAATAAGTTACAACCCTTATACTCGGAATGTTCTACCAACATCAGGTGGTACAACAACAATGGGAATGTCAATCGCGTCTAACCCACAAACTTGGAAAGATATGTACAATTACGTAGGATTTTCAACAATACCGGGTATTCAGTATTCCGATAATGGTTCGACTTTAACTGACTTCTTTGTTGATATGAATATTGAGTTTACATCTGACTCGGTTAAACAGTTAGCGACTTTAGTTAAAATTTACGGGACTCAAAAATATCTTGACCCAACAATGAACAGAACTAAATTTGTTAAATTAATTAACCAATACATTTTAGATAATAAATCATTTACGGATTTAGTATTAAATTCTTTATTTACAAAAATACAAACAGGGTTACCTGATATTGTTGAGGTATCTGAAAAAACTACAGATACTGCAGTTGATGGTGAACAAATTAAAATAGAAACTTACGAAACGTTTAAAGCGTTGAACGATACTTGGATTTCGGGTTATGATTATAAAGAAACTACTTTCTTAAAAGACATTATGTTATTAGATAGAGCCAGTCGAAATATTGGTGATGATATATTAATAGACCCTTTCAAGGTTAGAAAATTATTAAAAGACATTAACACTATTAACCCTATGGCGTCTGTTTATCATTACTTGGATTCTATTTTAAGTATGCACCATTTTATATGTATGATGCACCCAGGGTATATTAATTTTTATAATGTTCAAGAGGTTCAACAAAATAACATACCTAAAATTGATGGTACTTTAGAGTTTGGTAATACATTGTTTGGAACTTATCTAAATGTTGATACAAGAAATTCATCACCAAAATTGGTTTGTATGTATGCCGCGGAACCTAGTAAACACCCTGAAATGGGTAATAACACAAATTACCGTTTTAAAAATGATGCGTTTGATTTAAGAAGAAGTAGTGATAACCCGTTAATTGATAAATTGGATGGTAAAAAAGATTGGGGACTGTCAAATAGAGTTGTTGGGTTTAATGTTGATATTGGTATAACAAACCAAAACGTGTTTAGTGAATTTAATGTTTCCCAAGATTTAGGTAAACAAACCGCAGAATCGATTTTAAATTTAGATGGACAGATTAATATGGCTAATGGAAAAACAGTTGCAACTCAAAATGTTTCTCTTTGGAATTTTTATAAAAACAGGTCTTATCAGTGCAGTGTGACAACACTCGGTAATGCTATGATTCAACCTACAATGTATTTTAATTTAAGACACGTTCCAATGTTTACCGGACCTTATTATATTATGGATGTTAAACATAAGATAACTCCTGGCAAGTTTGACACAACATTCACAGGTATTAGACAACAAATATTTGCGTTACCAAAACTTGATAGTTATATTCAAACATTAACTCAAAAATTAGTTAGTGAACTAATTGAAGAAATTAAACAAAATAAAAAAACTGGTTCTGAATCAAATACTGCAACAACAAGTAATAATGTTACGACTGTTGTTAATGAAGTTTCTAGAAATACGAATGAACTTGGTAATCCACAAAACTGTGAAGGTGATTTAAAAGACAATGGATATTTAAGTGGTAATAATAAGGCTAAAGTTGACTTTATTGCTGCGACTCAATCTCAAACAATCTTAACACCTCAATCGGTGGTTAATTCAATTAAGACGAATGTAATCTCAGGTAATAATATCACTAACAAATATTTGGCATTTATTACAATGTACATCGAATCTTTCAAAAATAATCAATTTATTGCTTGGAATAATAATTATGCGGGAGTTAAATTAAATTATGTTTGGCCTGGAGACTTAAGAAAGTACTTCAATCAAAATTATTTATGTTCAAAACAAATAGATAATACTTACGTCCCTTACGCGACATTTGATAATATTGATAATGTTAGTAAATTATTGAATGATTATTGGTCGAAATACTCAGGGGTTTCAGTTTCGGCTGAAAATTTGGCTAAATTGTGGATAACTAAGTGGAATAAAAAGAAAATGAGTAATTCCGATTTTGAAAGTTTTAAGAAAAATAATGATGATATTTATAAAGACATAGTCAATACGATAAACGATGGTATTGATTTAGCATTTGCATTAAAACTGTAAAATTTGGTAATTTTAATTAAACCGAGATATTTATAATAAAAAATATTATGGACACAAAAACTTTGTTAAACAATTATTTAGGTAAGCAAGTAAGAACTACCGAGAAAGATATGGGAGATGGTACTAAACAAGTTTGCGATTTGGATAGTGGGGATTGTTATACTGTTAGAATGAAAGACGGTTTAATCGAAAGAGTCGACCACGTAATGTCAAAAAATAAAAAAGTTCAAGTTGAAACACTTACAGGTGTTAAACAATTATTAAACGGATAAGAATATGTCGATAGATAAAAAAATTTTAGAAGAATTAAATAGATACAATAGTATTAACAAATATATTGTTGAGCAAGACGAGTTAGCGGGTGGTTTACCACCAGCACCTGAAGGAGATGTACCACCAGTGCCTGAAGACGCCGCAGCGGCAGGAGCACCACCTCCACCATCACCCGCACCAGAACCAACAGAACCTGTAGATGTTGAAAGTGACCCTGACGTTGAAAAAATTGATTCAGAAGGTAAAGGTGAAGAATCTGAGAGTGATGAAGATTCGGAAGAATTGGATATAACAGAATTAGTTACTTCTCAAAAAGATATGGGTCAAAAACAAGACCAATATTTTGAACAATTATTTGGACATCTTGAAAATTTAGAATCTAAATTAAGTGAGATGGACCAACTTATGAATAAAGTTAATTCATTAGAAGAGAAATTAGAAAAATATCGTCCAAAAACTCCACAAGAAAAATTAGAACTGAGAAGTTTAGACTCAGGTCCTTATAATCAAAAATTAACTGATTTCTTTATCGATAAAGAAAGTGATATGGAAAAATCAGGTAAAAATGAATATGTTCTAACTACTGACGATGTTGAGAATTTCACACCATCGGAAATTAAGACATCTTTTAGTCCTGAACCTAAAAAGAATTTCGGGTTTTAAGTTTGACAAAACGGATAATTAGTTATATATTTGAGTATACAAAAACTTAAATTTTAAAAACAATTATTATGATGTCAACATTAGATTCTGTCTTAGCTCAGTACGAGAAATCACAACAGTCAGGAGGTAGCTCCAACAAAATGTCTATGGATGAACGCATGAAGAAGTATTTCGCGGCGATTCTCCCACAAGGACAAAACTCAGCTCAAAAACGTATTAGAATCCTACCTACAAAAGACGGTAAATCACCGTTTGTTGAGGCTTGGTTTCACGAAATGCAAGTAGGTGGTCAATGGAATAAACTTTATGACCCAGCAAAGAACGACAACGAGCGTTCTCCATTAAGTGAAGTTCACGAAGAACTTGTCTCAACAGGTAAAGAGTCTGACAAAGAACTTGCAAAACAATACAAACCACGCAAATTTTACATTGTTAAAGTAATCGACAGAGATAAACCTGAAGACGGTGTTAAATTCTGGCGTTTCAAACACAACTACAAAAATGAAGGTGTGTTAGACAAAATCATTCCTATTTGGAGAAACAAAGGTGATATTACTGACCCTGAAAAAGGTAGAGATTTAATCATTGAGTTGGCTAAAGCTAAAACACCTAAAGGGAAAGATTATACAATCATACAAACAATTATGTATGATGATGCTCAACCATTACACGAAGATAAAGTACAATCTGATGCTTGGGTTAATGACGAATTAACTTGGAGAGATGTCTATTCTAAAAAACCAACTGATTATTTAGAGGCAATTGCACGAGGAGAAACTCCACGTTGGGATTCTGAAAAAGGTGGTTATGTTTATGGTGAT